TTTAGAGAATATAAAAGTTTGCATACATTTTAATAACCCTGTCACTTGTCCGTTTTGCTGTGAGGATAAAAAATGACTGAGAGTTGCGGTATTGGTCGCAGAAAAGAAATCAATGCCCTTGTGGATATTTCCGCGTATATCAACAAAACCTATTCCCAACATTACGCCAAAGATAAGCAGTTGCAGCTATCTGATGTAATCGAGGATTTAGGTCATGGCGAGGGGTTTTACATAGGCAATATGATTAAGTATGCGTCTAGGTTAGGTAGGAAAGAAGGGGCAAGTCGAAAATCAGATTTGCTAAAGTTAATTCATTATGCGATATTATTATATTGCATGGACAAAACGAATAAGGACGTTTAAATGATTTTTTTGATTAGATGGTTAGATAGATGGGAAGAAAAGTTAAAACAACGGGAAATGGAAAGAGAAGTGCAAAAAACGATAGATAGACGACTAAGAAGTATAAAGCGACAAATGGAGATAGAAAATGGAGATAGAAAAATTACAGGAAATCGTAATCGAGTTATCGAATAGGTTAGCTGACGATTCCGATTACGACAGTAACATAAAACCAAAATGCCAAGCGTTATTGGATTATTTGCAACAATGCCCACAACAACCCGCCGTTAAAAAAGGCGATATGATTGTCTGTTTTACAACAGATAGTGAAATTGAGGGTTTGAGTTCAGATGGGTGGCACGCCTTCCGAGAAGATACAAAAGGTGCTTTCGCACAATACAATAAACTTTTAGATAATAATGATGTGTCCTCTGCCTCGATATGTCAGGTGATTGACTCTACCGACTATGACGGAATGTGGGATAGCGAGGTCGGAGAAGATAACCTTGTTGATCCTAATATGAAAAAATACATAGATCACCAAATCGAAATTATCACTGATTCGGATTGGTTCGAGGAATTAGTTAAGGATAAAGTCAAGGAGATTTCTAATGACTGATCACGAAATGGACCCGATAAGTGCTGCCGAAGACGAAAAACATTTAAAGTATAAGAGATCACGGCTCGCGGTTCTTAAAGTTTTAGAAAAGAATAATTTGTCCGGGTGGGCAAGAAATTATTGGAGTGGTGTATTGAGAGACTTAGATCGAGAAAATGATTTATATATTATGGGTGTTGATTCTCGAGAAGATGTATAATAAACTCCCATATAGGACTTCAAAATAAACCTTACCATAAAAACATTTTTTGAAGTCTGAGGGGTCAGAAAATTGTATAAG